TCGTAAGTCTACCACCACCAGGCTGTTGTATGTATCTAACTCCATTAGAAGTTACAATGTTTGTACTACTTAAGCCGCTCGTACCCCTAGTATGTCCCACAACCGTAGGTGCTGCTGTCGCAAGAGCTTTTCCTAAAAGGGCCAGTAGTGCTAGACCAGCTAAGAGTGGAGCTAATTCTACCTCAACTGCGCCAACCGTATCACCCAATATACCAACTTCTGTTGATAATTCAGCTGTGCCAAGTGCGGCAGCTTGAGACGCTAAGCGCCATAGCATGAACGTGCTGACCATTGAAGCTATGCTACCACCAACAATAGCTAGTGAACCGACCAGCACACCAAGTATTGCACTCATCGTGATAAAGTACCCAATCGCATGCTTGGTGCTCGTACCTAACCCATTAAACCAATTTATAATAGCTTCAACAGGTTTCGCCAAAGATACGAACGCTGGGATGGCACCTTGACCTAAAGTAATTATTAAAGCCTGGAACTGGGTTTTAAGTTCTTTTAACTTAACTTCACCAGTCTTACTTAAAGCTGTCGCAGATGCATTAACGAGTCCCGCGGCCTGTGCAGGAATGTTGCGACTAAATCGATCCAACCCAGGTTGATCTTGCACAGCTACAGTAAATGCTCTGCGAGCACCAATAAATCCTGTCTGCCCAGAGAACTGCTTAAAGAAGTTTTGTACGAACAGGCCGCCCTTGGCAAGATCGGGGAACTTCTTAACCAATCGTGTTATAACTTGTTCAAACGGTAATAGGTGCTTACCCGTAGTGTCGGTTATTGTGACACCAACTGCCTTTAGTCCGGCTATAAACTTTTGGTTAGCAAGTATCTCAACTAATCTCGCATAACCAATTGCTGCGCGGTTATAATTAGGGAACTTAGTTGACAAGAAACTTAATGTTCCAGCCATTTGATCGAATGTATACCCTGCGGCTTTCGCTGCGGGTGCGGTTTGATTCAATCCATCAGTAAACTGGCCCATAGTAATACGACCGCGGTTAACGGCATTCTGCATAACATCGAACTCGTGGGGTAAATTTCTAACACTAGTACCAAAAGTATTCAATAGAGTAATACCAGCCTGTGTAATCTGATCCAAACTGACCAAACCAAAGTTAGCCTTAGTAACCAGATTAAATTCCTTAATCAGGCTAATTGCTTCTTTAGCCTTCTGCATACTATTTCCCTTTAGGCCAGTCACACCCGAAAGGATTGAATAACCCGAAGTAGAAAATTCTGATGAACTAGCTACAGCTTTACCTGATGCCATTAATTTCAGGATGCCATCACTTAAAGCACCAGAAATTTGTTTTATCTGTTGAACACTGTTTTTCCCAGGAGTAATATCCTGAGTAGCAGCTAATGTAACTTGTGTATTAAATTTAGCAGCCTGGTCAGCAGCATAACCCATTGCTGCTCCAGTAATAATACCAAACATTTGTGTTACACGTCCTGCATGTTCTACTGTTCTGGCATAACCCTGCCATCTCTGTACACTTAGTGCCTTATCTTCCATTAAACTTAAACGCTCAAGTTGTAGTTCTTGCGCCTTAATAGCCTCTGTTTGAATATCCTCAAACTGAGTTAAGTGGCTCACACGATGTGCTGCATTATCCTCATCGGCTGCTAACTTTCTAACTGCCGTTGCTTGATTTAGAATAGCCTGTTTTGTGGCATCAACTTGCATCTTTTGGGCTTTTATGAATTGAGAGGATTCATAAGGCGTCTGTCCAGGCAAGGCACCTTGTGCTCTAACAACCCTTCGCATTCTTCTAAGTTCAGTCTGCTGTTGAAGTAATCTTGCATTAGATCTTTCTGCTGCAACAGCTTGAGCCTGTACTGCTTTATCCATAGTTAATCTACGAGAGCCACTTTCGATCGACTTTCTCTCTGCTTCTGCATTACTTCTAGTCAACATAGCTCTTTGTTGTGCTATCTGCAACTGCTGCTTTTGTCTAGCGACAGTTTGAGCACTACTAAGTTTACCAACATCTGATCCAACACGGCGAATGGCGCTAGAGAGGTAATTCTGACCTCTGAATACCATAATTACCTCTCTAGCTGTAACTGCCATCCTAACTACCACCTCCACTAGTCAGCCGGTCCATTTCCAACTTACGCCAACTATCTACATGATCATAAACAACTAACATTCGTTTAATGTCATCTTCATTTTGTTGTAGTACACCACCACTATTAGGAAGCACGTGGAGCCTTTCACATATCAGAGCTATGTTTATCCACTCCTGCGCTTCATAATAGACCCACGACTCTACGAAACGACTTTCTCCGTCACTGGGAGTTCCATCTGCGTTTGTGTTTCTAATCCATCCGTTTTCGACGAATCGACTTCGGCCGTAGATGGTGTATTTGACCGTAGCAGAAAATCCTCAAACGCTTCCTCATCATCATCATTATTGAGTTTATCAATAAGCGTCTCAATCTCCGAACCAACACGAGGATCGAGCATCTTAAGACTCATCGGTCTAGTGAAGTCGATAAGAGAACCATCTGGATTCTGCAAGTTATGAGTACCAATACAGTACGCAAAGTCGTGGGCCATTGCCCACTCATCATGCGATTCTAACTCAAAGACCTGATCCTGTTCCTGAGCCTGCTTACGATTCTGGACAGGCTTACTACGCATCATCATCTTAGTAGCCTTACTACGACGACTCAACTTCATGCCGTAAGGCAGAGGACGAAGCATAACGTACCCGGCTTCATCACCAGGTACGTTAGGATCAGCTGGTGCTGTCTTTAATTCATGCCTCTCGAACGCGTTCTCATCTACAGTAACTACGGGCATAACTCTCTCCTTATTGGATATTACAGTATTACGGTGTTAAGTTAGCAAGTGACTTACAAGTGATCGTGTATGGTGCAGCACCGCTAATACCAATTGAACGACCAGTAACACGAGCCATAATTAAATCGCCCATGCCAGTAAGACCAACATCATAAGTGTCATAGTTACTACGACGCGTTATGATCTGTAATGCGCTAGTCGCAGCAGCGAACGTTCCGCTCACACCACCAGGGTTAATCGACTCCAACTTGATTGCGCGAAGGGTATTAGCCTTCATGTTGTTGTATTCAGTTTTACTCACGAAATCAAGTTCAGTCTCATAGGTCGCCTCAATCTCACCATACGAGATATACGTAGCAGACCTAGTAGGAACGATCCTGTTCTGCGGAGTACCGTTATAATTAGCACGCCACGTAAATCCGTTAAACGTGTTATCACGGCCACCACCGAATGTCGGCGCAGTACCAGCAGTATCAAGATAGATACTGTGTGCATCTGCACCAAGAAGCAGTGGATCAATCCACGACTGGCTAGGCGCACCAGCAAGGTCAGTTTCAGCAAGACCAAGAATGCCCATTGTGACCTTAAGCACACCATTGTCAATCATGAACTCCCAGTTGTTAACCACGCAGCCGCTATAAAGGAAGCCAACTGCATCACGAACAATCGCGATACTAAGACCACGACCTGTACCACCAGGATACGTAGAACCGATGTTAGTCGGCGTCGCAGCATAGTTGTAGACCAGCGAAACCGGGCCAGTCTTTGCAATACTATGCCGAGAAGCAATAAGGAAGTAAGGCAGATAATTCGAGTCTACCTCCATAACGATATCGCCCTCAACATGGTAGTAAGACTGTCTAACATCGCTGACGATGGCAGACTGTCTAATCTGAGGCGAGTAATACTTAGCCTCAGTGTACTTCAACGTCTCTGACAAGATCGGACACCATACGCCGACACCTGATGCTGTAGGATCAACAGGCGTACCATACGTTGTTTCAAGGCCGATCCATACAGAACCGTTACCTGCAATATCAGCGTTAGGCATCGTTGCTCACCGCCTTTGAATCAATAACCTCAGTCGGCGCCTCTGGCTTAACAGATTCCTGCACAGTGGTTGGTGAAGAATCGTCAGAACCTTCCTCAACCTCAGGTGCGGGAACAAGCTGCTTAACCACTTCGTCGCTTAATGAAGTATTGCCCGTTAGTGTAACTTCTGGTGAATCATTAAAAGCATCCTCAAGAGTCATACCCCTAGAAGCGACGAAGGAATACTCCATATCTTCATCAACGTCTAGTGTGCCCCCATTGATAACGCGGCCTAATCCACTAATACCGAATTCGATGCCATCGTCACCAGTAGGGAACTGAGGATGCTCATACTTTAGCTTATATGTCATCCTAGAACCTACCTTCTTGAGTTCCTTGCCACTTTAAGAGGGTACTAACTACTGCATCACCCTTATTCGTTCTTGGCGGCATAGCCCCTGGAGTTTCAGTAACAACCCAACCAGCTATGATACGTCCACCAAGCGTAAGATCATTTTCAAGAAATGCAACTAGATCAGTTGCAAGTTTAAGATCGTTGTAGTTACGAGTCTGACGATCTTCCGTCAATTTTGCGTGCATCACATATATGTCTGCCCTAAGTGTGAGCAAGAATGTATGTGTACCATACAATTCTTTCTGAAACTCACCACTCATAACCTGAACAGCGGGATATGCCGATGCGTGAAATTCATTGTACTTCAAGACATTTTCAAACGGTAATGCACTTCCCTCGATGTAATCCGATATGTACTCGACTACATCTTCTGGCCGCAATAACCTCGCTGGCGTAACGACAGGACTCATCGTTTACGACCGAATCGTCCACCAGCTATCTGAGGCTGACCAGTCTTTAGGACATTGATTATCTGAGACGGTCCATGTATGTTACTGCTGATGCCTGGGAAGTGTACCGGACCATCATCTATATCCTTATCGACCATTGCATTAATATACCGAATGAAAATACCCTCAACTGTGTTGATTGCGTCCTCGCTTGCCCCAATGAACATACGTTGGGGCAAGGTTTTTGTTTTAATCCCATAACCAGACGTAACACCTGACTGGTGATAAGGACCATAGAACGGAAGTTCATCAACACGAAAGATAACTTCTCTTTCAGTTATTAGCCAAGCTGACTCACTTATAGCAGCTTGACGCAACGTATCATCACGTTCCAATATTCGGTCAGGAAAACCTAAAGCAAGTTTATCTTTAAGGTAACCATCAGACAGAGCTTGCCAAGGTCTACCATAAGGGTCCATTTCGTTCTGGAAGTGCATTCTTGTATCATGTATGAATGCTTGGCGTGCTTCCGTTAATGGTACGCCCCAATCTTCAATGTCGTTGGCTAACCTGAACAATTCTTGTTCGACAACTTCTGGATCGGGGTACCATTCGGCTACGACGAATTGTTCGCCAGTCTCACCAATCGGAAATATGCCAGCAATCTTGCCCATGATATTTTATGGACGATTCCTTACAGCCCAACCAGTAATAAAGATAGCAACGATAACCAGCAAGAAGATCAGCAGGAAATCAAGCCAACTAAGTGTGGTACTGACTGCGAGCATTAGACTCTCCGACTCACCTTAACACGAGCAGTAGTCGTAGTAGTCGCCGTAACATCAAACACGCTAAAGTTAACGTGCCCTTCCTCTGCTGCTGCAACATCAAGCAGACCAGTGGAGTCAAACGTAGTAGCACCAAGAGTGAACTGGCCCTGACGAACCTCAAGACCACCAACAGCACCCTCAGCATAGACAGCAACTCTAATGACACCAGTGTTCGTAAACCCGGTGCCAGTTAGCTTAATGATATCACCCACACTTACTTCGGCGGGGACGGTTAAAACAACAGCCATTTTTAGCCACCCTTCTTGTTATTAAGCGAACGTCTGATCCATAGTGAATACTGGCAGAGTTGTGTTATCCGGCCAGAAACTCAATATGTTTGATCCAGATGTATCAACTGGAGTATCCGTGTCATCGAGTACAACTAAGCTACCACTTTTGATATCTTGAAGCATACCAATAGCTTCGTTATACAAACTCTGAGCATACTCGGGTATAGTGTCTGATTCCTCCGAGTAGATCGTGCGATACATAAAAGCGGCCGTGAGCCGACCCGCTATTGACCGAATTGTTTCCGGTGTGGTAGTCGGGTCGGCCCACGATGATAACGTCACTGGTGCAAACAAACCACTTAACTGACCTTTGATAAGTCGCTCTGCTTCGATATTAGGCTTATTTGAATTAGCATCGTCAACTGTAATCTTGTCAGATTGCAGCCAAGCCTGTATATCGAGTTTAGATGCGAACATTGTTAAGTGGTAGTCTTGTCGCTACTAGTGTCGGTCTTAGTGGGATCGGTCTTAGCATCGTCAGTCTTAGCCGGTTCCTGATTAACAGGCTGGTCAGCCTGCTCAGGAGTACCAACTGCAACC